CCGTCGAATGTGAGAACCTCGAATAATGTTTCTGTTTTCATTTTCATCATGAGACTATGATAGCACAGGGGGTAGGACAAAGGCTGTCCCACCGTTTCGAATTATAGAAAAAACTTTTTTCACTTTTTTTGCGTTTTAGGCTTGACTTTCTGCCGGGCAGCCCGGCGGATTGTCAAGAGAAAACTTTCAACAATCGCCGTTTTTTTTGTTACTTATTAAAAATCCATTTCATGGTGCGGCGAAAACGTGCGATTGAAAGCTGGTACATCTCCTTGTCAGCCTTTCCGTCAGGCGACCTGCGTACTTTCCCCGCCTTTGTTAAGGCCCCCCGCCATTCGTCGCGGGTATATAATTCAATGATTGTTTTACTAGGAATTTCCCACCATTCAAGTAAGCCTTTTTCTCCAGTCCTGCTAGTGTCTGCTACGAGAAACGTATCAACGGCATTACATTTCTTTTTGATACAGTCAAACACCGTACCCTGCCCGTACCAAGTCCAAGGGCGCGTCTGTGCATCGGTCGAACCCACGAAGTGAATCCCAGCATTCACCCTGCAAAAATTTCTTGTGCGAATTTCCCACTTTTTGCCGTCATGGCTAACCGCGTCCCAAGAAGCCTTTGGTGAGTGAGCCGCCGTACCGAGGTGATCAACGAATGCCGTTTCGACATTAAAGCCCTTGCTTGAATTGTGTCCAGAGACTCGACCGAATTTTTTATCTAACTTGTTAAGCTCCAGCATGTAAGCATCATAGCCAATCCCGTGAGTGATTTCTTTGCCCCGATAGTAGGCGGTTTCTTTGGTGATGTTTAGTAAGGACTTCATTAGTAGGTTTTTTAGTTATTGTTTTAGTAGCGTTCTGCGCTGGTTACTTCGATAGTCTTCTCACCGAAGGGGTTGGTGGTGATTTCAGTCCACTCGATAACACTACCGAGGCTGTTCTTCTTGGCCCAACGCTCAACCCGCGTTCCATCTGCGTAATCGTCGCAGGAGTAGTAAGGCTTGAGCTTGCGGGTGAGGGAGGGCTTCTTGTTCGTGTTCTTGTTCATGATTTCGTTTTGTTTCGTGTCTCTCATCTGTTTTAAGTGTCTCATAGAAAAAGGCTTTTGCCCATCTAAAGTTATTCACAATTCCTTAACTCTTTTCTAGCGCAACCTGCGAGGTTGTTTAGTTCGCGGTGATCGCTGGCACTACATGACGCAATCACAAAGCGGCCATTGGTTAGGTAACACTTATAGTGTCTCTTGGTGCGGTCTATGCGTGTGATCGTTATATTCCGCTTTTCCATTTCTTTGATTAGTTTCTTAGGTTTCATTAGAGTAATGTAATTGTGAGGATTGAGAGGGTGATTATTATAGTCGAGGCAATGATTACCTTGTGGAGTATGTCGTCAATGGCGTTGCCTTCGGTGGGCTTCATTGCTACCTTGGGCCTGTGCCATTCAACAATCTGTGAGACGGTGGCATTGGCAAGGGGTGTCTGCTTCTTTGCTTCTGCCCGTACCCAACGCCACGCACCCTTGAGTAACCACTCTTGCCCGTCAGTGCTGCGGTGTTTTGCTGTGGTGTTTCCATCCCATTCCCAGTGACCATTCGCGCCTTGTGGCGTGTGGGGCATTGGCTCGGTGCTGTTTACTGTTTGCATTTGTAGGTTTCCTTTCACTGTTTAGATTGTCTCACAAAGAAGGCTCGTTGCATAGGTAAAGTTATTCACATTCCTCAATGCTTTTAATGATCATCTCTATCGTTACTTCAGCGGATAGCCACTCCGTACTGTTACGTTCTACGATGCGGCGAGCGTGTGCCTCGTCCATTGCCTGAATGAATACGGTGCTGTTGTTGGTGAATGTTACCTTGTAGATGTTTTCTTTTTTCATGTTCGTTGCTTTCACTGTTAAGAGTGTCTCATGAATCTCACTGAAAAGCGAGAACAATCCAGGCAATTTATTAACATTTTTTCTGCTGCTGTGAGCATTTTCTTCTTGACTTCCAGCCGGGCAGCCCGGCCGCTTGTCAAGCTTTTTCTTCGAAAAGAAACCAGGTTTTTTTTGAAAAAAGTTCTCGACTTTTGCGGCGGATTATGGTTTAATCTACTCATGAAGTTTGAGACAGGAACACAAGTACAGCACAGAGACAACCCCAACTGGCGAGCCGTTGTAGTGCGCGACACCAACCCTCGCAAGCCTGTAAACGGTTTGGTGTTAGTGAATCACAACGGGCGCGAGTCACTCATGCCCAAGACGGTGGTAAGGGTATCCTTCCACTTGAACGCTAAAAAAGAGTTTGGAGAAGTTGTAAGGTAGGACTACGGATGTCCTACCCCCCGTGCTATACTAGACGCAGTTAAAAGATTATGAAAAACGACAAACAAAAAAACTATTACATTGAACTATCCGCATTCGAGAAGAGAGTCACTAAGGGCTGGGGCGGATCGGATAAGATTTGCGGTCACTTCCGCAGCGAACACAAGCCAGCTACTCGCCCGTTCGTTAAGGACTTAACACAGGCCATTGATCGCCATTACAATCAGAACAAAAAGTATTGGAACGGTTATGTGGTTGGCGACCTGTACGTTCAGACAGAAAGCAAAGAAGTCACAGCATCCTCTCCTGCATACTTCGAGGGATACCGTAGCAAACCCATTTACAAAAAGGTATAACAATGAAAAACATTAACGCAGTATTAGACACAGACGAGAAGTACATCACCATTGAGGGAGTGCTTCACTCGGTCATCGACCATCGCAGCTTTGACGACTTCGGCGGCACGCTTGAGAGCTTCAAGGTTATGGATGTGATGGCTAACGTGCGCGTGATTCACAGCAATGATGACGCGCTGACATTCTTTGAGGACGAGTTTCCTCCTGACTACGAAGTTTAATGTTGCATCGGTTACAAGGTTCAGGCATACTAGAGACAGTAAAGGAAAACAAACTATGAAGATGAAAGAAGTAAAGAACGGTTCGTTGTACTACAACGAGGAGAGCGACAGAGTAGAACGTGTTGTTGGTCGCATCAGTGATCAGCGCGTTGTGACCTACGTCCACAAGACTGACTATCAGTATCCCCAGGCGCGTAAATTGCGCATCGCCAACGGTTCTGAGGTGTCAGATTACCTCACAGCTTAACAAGCACGGGGTGCGGGTAGGGTTTTCGTCGTTTTACCTACCCGCGCCCTGCCCTACCACCCCCATAGGCCACCCCTATTTCAAAAGTAGAATTTAATTGTGGCTAAAAATTTAGGGGGGTGGTGTTAAATATCATTCTCCCCGAAACAATACCCCCCCACCCCCATTTCAAACCATTTAGACAAATGGCGGTTATATACATAAGTTAAGGTAGAAAAAACCAGGACGGGTATATGGAAATTATCAATTGTCTAGAAACAAACAAAAAAATGGTTTCGTATATAGAAGAGCAGAAACCAAAAAGGGTGCTTTTAGCTTTTCTGCATGGTTTAGGAGACTTTCTAGGTTTTCGCGGGGTATATAATTATCTTTGCACTACATATCCACATATCGAATTCACTTACGCTCTCGATAAAGAGATGGGTTATGAAAAATTCTTGTTAGAACACGAGAGATACATCAACGTAAACAGAGCAAGCATAAATACGGATAATTATGATCTTGCATTCTACATTGCGTATACCCAAAACAGAGAAGGCGAAATAACAAAAGCAGAAAATTGCATGATCGAGGAAGTGGGCAGTACAGACCCACTTCCGAACCCTCATCAACCGTTACCCGTAATGGCCTCACGTTTAGTTCCTGTGCATTTTTTTAGCACTTGGGGGCCATCAGCCTTCGGTATGATTGGACGCGAGGAAACGGCGCGTAAAATCTGGAACGAAATAATAGAAGTGGGGCTAATACCAATAGAGACTAACTTTGAACACAAATATACAAATCCAGAAAATAAAAACTTTGATTGGATAAATGCTCACGTGAGAGGAGTAACATGCAATGCTGAAAACTTAATTTCATTGATTCAGGGTAGTTTTGCTTTTATTGGAGTAATTTCGGGGAATATACATACTGCTTTATCTTGTTTACCTAGAAAGAAAGTATTGGCTTTGACTACATACATGCCATCCAGAGCTTTGGGTGAAGACATACCCTCCATAAATATAGATAATTATAAAGATGGTAGCGTATATAACTGGTTAGTGAGTCTTGATAGAAAAAATTTACAAAATGATTGGACAAATTATGAGATATGATTAAGATATTGATCTATGAGTAACACCAAGAAGAGTGACGCTCCTTTTAAGGGCAAGAGAGTAAAAGCAAAGTCCAAGACTGTAAAAAAGAAGAGTCTTGGCGAAAAACTGACTACTGTTAACACTACCTATGCAAGAATTGTCTTGCTGCTGATGACTGTTAACTTTGCCTTGACTGGCTACGCTGTGTATTCCATCACACAGATTCAATCGGTTCAAATGGACTCCGCTCCAGAAGGACCAACCAGTCAAGCTGCTCAGGTCGCATCTACTGAGCAATAAACCAAGGTCGCAATGACCGAAGTTATAAGAGCCGTGTTAATTCGCGGCTCTTTTTTATTAGCAATGTTTTTACGATTGTAGTTGAAGTCGGGAAAAAGTTTTTTATTGTATCTTTGCTTTTGCTTGGGTATGTAACCCAGTGATACGTATAGAAATCCTTCTTGATTAAAATAATAGCTATATCCCCCGCTTTTAAGTTATCGAATTCGGTTTCTTCAACGGTAAAGCCTTTTGAAGTAAGAAAATTAATTAACTCATGCGGCCAAGTAATTTCCATCGCCTCTTCATTAAAGACACTCATCAGTATCCTTGTTAGGTTCCCGCTTTTTTGAATTTGCCTACTTATCTCAATGTCAGAGTAAGTAATATTTAGATGCGAAAATTCTTTGAGTGCATTCTCGATAGCATTTGGCCCACAAGACTTGTAGTGCCTTTTAAATGCCCCAGAATCGTCTGTAACGAACGTTCCGTCCTTCAGAGCCCCGCAACCGCAGAACAGTATAAGCAGGAGCAACACGAACGGAAGCACATACTTTTTGAGTGTAGGTTTCATACTCATACATTATTTTACACAAAAACTAAAGGAAATGTGTAATTCTGAATAAGCCTATGAAAAATAAAGATGGCGCTAACAAGCCTATCAAAATCCGAGGCGGCAAAGAATTAGCGACTGAAGTCCGAAAAGACAACTGTGATGAAACTCGCTTTATTGCCGAAAACCCAATCAAAAGACAGATTAAAATAAACCAATTCCCTTGGACGGAAAAACAAAAGGACTTTTTTAGAGTAGCTTTACATCCGCATACAAAAATAATCTTCGTAAGTGGACCAGCAGGTACATCTAAAACTTTATTAGCAACCTACTGCGCTCTTCAGCTACTAAATCTCAAATCTATTGAAGAAATTATGTATCTACGGTCTGCCGTGGAGTCATCAGACAAAAGCCTTGGTTATTTGCCGGGTAACGCTGATGAGAAGCTAAAGTTTTTCAATATGCCTTTCTTGGACAAACTCACAGAGCTTTTGACAGGAAAGCAAACCGAAAAGCTAGAACAAGAAAACAGAGTCTCTATGTTTCCTGTAAACTTTGCGCGGGGTATGAACTGGCAAGCTAAGTGCGTTATTCTTGACGAAGCACAAAACTCAACAGAAAAAGAAATAATGACTGTTCTCACCCGTTTGGGTGAAGGTAGTCGTGCTTTCATTCTTGCTGACCCTATGCAAACAGACCTTAAAGGGTTCGACAAAACAGGAGGCTACGAAAACCTAGCGCAAATCTATTCTGACGAAGACTCCCTGCAACACGGTATTTATCACTTTACTTTTGATGAAGATGATATCATGCGTTCTGAACTTGTTAGGTTCTTAATCAAAAAGCTAAATCAATCCAAAAGCAAGTAAACGAAACCCTATGGTTTTTTAATTACTTTTAAATATTTTTAATTATAACAAGTAACACGAACATTGTTCGTGGGTATGTTTAACCTATTTACCTTTACTCTTCTTAGGGGGTTCTTCGGCTTTACGCCACCCCTGAGAATATAGGTATCGAGTAACAGTGTTACCAAACTTAGTTACGTTTTCTTCTGATGAATCCCAAAAAAATGCGTGAGCAAACTCGTGAATCATGGTGTTCATAAGCTGTCTCTCCGTTTGGTTCGGATTAACTATGATTTTTGGGTCATCTTCTGATGGGTCAAAGCAGAGCCCCACAGCGTTGTAGGCTTTAGGTGGTTTCTGTAAAATCACCTCGTATCTTATCTTTCCATCATAAGTTCTGAATACAAAAGGCTTTTTCATGGTGTATACGTAATTACATTAAAAATAGAAAAAAAACCTTTAAAAATTATAATTTGTTATGAACATTTATTGCAAGTCCTGTGGAGCACCAACCGCTTACGGCTCAAAAAAGCCTAAATTTTGCAGTAGTTGTGGCACTCCCTTCGGTTCTGAAGCCAAAGCGAAAACTCAACCCGTAAAACCGCCCGAACCTCAAAAACAGGTAATCGTTGAAGAATCTTACGAAGATGAGGAAATTATTGATGATTCTGTGCGAATCCCTAATATTTCACGTTTAGAGGCAGATATTGATGTTGGTAGGAGTTCTGGCGTAAAACTTGGCGAAATTGCTGGTACAGCTACAGAAGATGACGAAGCATACGTCAGACCAGCAGACGGCGGGAAAAGTAGCTCAGAACAGGTTCTCAAGCAATTACAACAGGAAGCTGGATCGATCAGGCAAAAAGGATCGCGTTAATGCCGAAAAAGCCGAAAAGGCCACAGTTTGAAGAATGCATCGATATAATCGACCAAGAAATCAAAAAGCGGAGGAACAAATGGAATCTCACCGCTTTAGCTTGGATGGATTTTGATGATGTCTCTCAGATTCTGAGGTTTCACATATTCAAGAAGTGGGAGATGTATGATCCGTCTCAGCCTCTCACACCCTGGGTAAACAGAATCATTTCGAACCAGATTAAAAACCTTATCAGAAACAATTATGGTAATTTTACTAGACCCTGCTTAAAGTGTGCTGCTGCTGAAGGTTTTGGGGGTTGCAACATTTATGGAGATCAAGACAGCAAGTGTCCTTTATTCGCAAAATGGGAAAAAACAAAAAAAAGAGCACATGATGCCAAATTGCCTTTGTCTTTAGAGAATCATACGAAAGAAGTTTCTTCTATGGGCGGAGACTTCTTCGACGTTGAAATAGCAGCGACCAAGCTTCACGCGAAAATGAAAACAGTTCTTAAAGCCAACGAATTGCAAGTCTACGAGTTGCTTTATATTGAAAATATGGAAGAAGATGAAGTGGCTAAAAAAATGGGCTACAAAACCTCAGAAAAAAATCGACAGCCGGGCTATAAGCAAATTAAAAACATTAAAAAGTCTATTCTCACTAAAGTCAAGAAAGAAATAGAAAAGAGTGGCGCAGATATTTTTTAGTATGTCAGACCTAACAAAAGAACAAAGACATCAAGCAGCTTTAGACCTCTGGAGAGAAAGAGAGTCTGCGGGCGAGCCTGCTCCTTCATTACCCGACTTGATCAAGGCAGCTTACCCAGATAAGCCAGAGCTTGACGGTAGAAGCAAAGAGGCTAGAGAGCTTAAAGCATACCTAGCAGAGTTAGAGATTCATGCAGACGGGTCTCACGTTTATCACCCCAAAGAAATCGAGCCGCTAACGGAAGAGTATAAAGAGTTTATCACCAATAATGTTGGCACTATGAATCCTACTTACTTAGGAAGAGTAATGTACAAAGATGATAGCATAACACCGCTTGATGGGAGAGTGCGGCAAATTGTAGACTTTATCGAGACCTTGCCTCAAAACATAGTTAGTCAAAATACAGAGATCGTACCAGACCCAGCTTACGCCCCGCCTAAGACATTTGATAAGACACTACAGTTGGTCAATAAGTATATCCACGAAAAAATAGAAAAGAAAAAAATTACTGGCCGACAAAAGAAAGAAGTTAACGCCCTCACGGGTTACATTAATACTGTGAGATTTATCCACCAAGCCAGCATGTTTGACAATAACATGGATAGAGAGTTATTTCAATCAAGCTTTGTTCGTTATACGAATGATAAACCAGACCTAACTCAAGAAGAGGTCGATCAATACATTGTTCTGTCTACCGAAGTAGTTATCGGGTCTAGCATTCAAGCTCGCTCTGAACGTTTGCAGCAATTACTTGACAACGCAGCGGAAGATAGCGAGGGTAGGCGATTAGCGATGGGGCTGGTTCAGGCTATAAGCGCGGCACAAACAGAATATAATCAGTGTGTTGGTCGGCAGCATAAACTTCTTGGAGACCTAAAGGAAAAGAGAAGCGATAAGCTTAAAAGTCAGATCAAGGAGAGCGCAAGTGTCGTACATTTAGTGCAGATGTGGAAAGAGGAAGAGTCTAGGAGTAAACTTATCGCTTTAGCGGAACTACGAAAAAAAGGCGTCAAAAAAGAAATCAAAAAACTTTCTTCTATGGACGAAATTAAAGCTCGTATCATGGGTATAAGCGAAGACGAGGTATTAAATGGTTAAGTGTAAAATTTGCGGAAAAGAGTTTGAAACAGATAGGCAGTTACACGCGCACTTGAAAGCTCACAAGATGCGGGTCATAGAGTATTATCAATCTCAATACCCAAGGCACGACAAGCACGATGATACAATCATTAAGTTCAAAACAAAAGACCAGTATTTTGCTTGCGATTTCAACTCCAGAACAAATCTAAAAAAATGGATAAAATCAGCACCCAAAGAAGAAGCAAAAGATTACTGTAAGAAACTACTGATCGATAGAAAAGAAAAAAAGAATTTAGAGTATGCCCCGACTCAAGTTGAACTAAGAACCCTGCTTATACCGCCTATTCAATGCTATAATGAACTGTTTGGCGACTATTATGATTTGTGCGCTGAGTTAGGTTTTAAAAGCAACTATTACAACTTCGAGAAGGTAATCACTGGGTCAGACAAAAACAAATCTGGCGCTAAGATTTATATTGACACGCGAGAGAAAAAGCCATTGCGCTTTGAAGGTATTGACACGGAAGTAAGAACTTTAAAATTTGGTGACTACGCATTTAGCGATGAAGAAGCCTCTTGTAAGTGCTACATCGAAAGAAAATCGGTAAGTGATTTTATTGGCACTTTAAGCGGCGGCTATGACAGATTCTGCCGAGAGATAGAGAGAGCAGAGCAAGCAGACGCTGGGTTCGTAATCCTAGTGGAAGAGATGTTAAGTAGGTGTCTGTCTTTTAATTATCTACCTCAAGTTTACAAAAAGGGTACTAAAGTAACTCCAGAGTATTTATTTCATAACGTTAGAAAGCTTGGCCAAACTTACCCCTTCATCCAGTTTTTATTTGTTAAAGGTAGAGTGCAAGCGTCAGAAACCGTCAAGAAAATATTTACGTCTGGCTGCGCGTTCAAAAGCGTTGACCTACAATTAGCCTACGATACTAAGAAGCTATAATGTGGTACTCCCCAGAAAAATACGATAAGGAATTCGGCAACCTAAATGACCAGTTCCTAGCCTTAAAAGGAGAGCTTGAGGATAAAGAAGCTAAGATTTCTTTAGCTAAGTTCTTGAGGGCAAACTTGGGTTTTACCACCGAGCTTATCTCTGGCATTAAACTTGCCGCTTACCAAGAGGCCACCCTAAAGGGCATGATGAATCGTAATTTTTCCATGTGTGTATGGGGTCGTGGCTGTGGTAAGACTTTTATTGCGTCGGTATTCTGTTTCCTTCAATGCATCTTTGAGCCTGGCACAAAAATCTTGATCGCTGGTCCGACGTTTCGTACTGCGAGGTTTATTTTCAATAACCTAGAGAAACTAGTAGAGTCGAAAGGGGCAGAGCTTCTGTCGCAATGTTTTGGCGCAAAGTCTAAACGTAACGATCAATTTGAGTGGAGCATCAATGGCGGTACAATCACGGCGATCCCACTTAACGGCGAAAAGATTCGTGGTTTCCGCGCCAACGTGTTGGTGCTTGATGAGTACCTTCTTTTACCTGAAGATATTATCAAAACTGTGTTGATGCCATTCTTGGTCGCGCCTCAAAACATGAAAGAGCGTTTAGAGATCAGAGAAATGGAAAACGGGCTTATAGAGCAAGGCGCAATGAAAGAGGAAGACCGAATGGTGTTTGAAAACAACTCGAAGATGATTGCCTTGTCCTCTGCGTCTTATACGTTCGAAAATCTATTTAAGACCTACAAGGAATGGATGGAGAAAATCCAAAATAAAGATCACCACGACGCAAAATACTTTATATCACAAATGAGCTATGAAGCTTTGCCTGAAGAGATGGTAGACCCTACTATTATTGAGGAAGCTCAAACTGGTGGTGTTTCAAACTCGTCTTTTCAGCGAGAGTATTGTGCTCAATTCACTGACGGGTCGGATTCTTATTTCAGTGCAAAGAAAATGCATGAATGCACAATTCCAGATGGGGAAGAACCGACTCTTAGGCTTTCTTCAAGTGATGGTGCTAAATACATAATCGCAATTGATCCATCGTTCTCAAACAGTCCTAGCTCTGACTATTTTGCTATGACTATCATGGAATTAAACGAGGAGAACAAGACATCCACAGTCGTGCATAGTTATGCTGTGGCTGGTGGCAACCTTAAAGACCACATAGCTTACATGCATTATTTAACTGACTCGTTTAATGTGGTTATGGTTATCATTGATAACGCGGGCTACCAGTTTTTAGATAGCTGCAATGAAAACGACAAATTCAAAAACAAGAAGCTAAAGTTCATAGACTTCAATAGTGACGCGGAAGGGGCAGACTATGAAAAAATGCTTCGACAGGCCAAAAGGCAATATAATAATGATTTGGGCCATATATGCTTTAAACAGGTGTTTACCACCAATTTTATTAGAAACGCTAACGAATACCTACAGGCTTGTATTGACCATAAGAAAGTTTGGTTCGGTTCTAGAATCGCCCCGAACCCAGACGCTTTCATGAGGGAGTCAAATAAGCGGCTTTCTGTAATTTACCCAAAAGGTGAGGGTATTCTCGATTTGATCGAAAACCAAGATAATCTAATATATCAGACAAAAAAGCAATGCGCTCTTTTAGAAGTGACTTCAACAGCTAGAGGCACTCAGTCGTTTGATCTGCCACAGCATCTAAAAAGAAACACTTCAGCTAACCGAGCCAGAAAAGATAACTATACCACTTTAATGCTTGGCAACTGGGCGGTGAAATGCTACTTTGATATGATGGACTTGGGAGAAATCAATGTAAATTCGACTTTTAGCCCATTAATGATACAATAATTGTGTAACTCAAAACAGCAATGACAGGCAAAAGGAAAACAGTTAGGAAGGCAAAGACAGAAGAGGAGGTTAAGCCATTAATGGTTTCGGAAGCTTCCGAGGCTTTTGCGTCTTCAAGCTCTACGACTACCACGCCAAGCCGAAGAAATCTGTCTGGCACAATCACAAGGACTGATAGATATAAAAATATCTCTGACGGACTTATCCCTTACAAATTTACCCCAGGCACGGGCGCAAGTAATCGCTCGAACATCGACGTAAGAGACGCGGTTATCCTCTGTCAGAAGGCGTATTACAATTTTGCTGCCTTCAGAAATGTTATTGATCTCATGACTGAGTTCTCTATTAGTAATCTTTACTTTAAGGGTAGCACAAAGAAATCTAGAGACTTTTTCTCTGCGTTTTTTAGAAAGCTAAATATTCTCGGTTTTCAAGATAGATTCTTCAGAGAGTATTTCAGGTCTGGTAATGTTTTTGTTTACCGATTTGACGGTAAAGTGCAGCCAGAAGATATGAGCAAAATCACTCAAATGTATGGTGCTAGTTTTGCTGCTGAAGAAAAGCTTCCTGCTCGTTATATGATTTTAAACCCAGCCGACATTCAGTTGACTGGCTCTGCTGCGTTT